GCCCTGACCCAGGCCTTGGGCATTGCCTGGTTCACTAGGGAAATGAGTTAGGGAAGTAGCTGAAAATGCGAAAAATGTTGCTTTTTTTTCGGGACAGAAGGGAGACAGATAGAAGACAGTCAACGCGGTGTTGACGTAGCCAACACCGCGAAAGGCCGTTACAAGCGTGGAGGCTTGTAGTTCATAACGAGAAGCTCATTGGCTGGCTTTTGCTTTTTGCCGCCGCCAACCGAGTAGCTGGTCTTCACTTCATGCAAATCAAAGTTGCCAAAAATCTCCCTGATCTCTGGAACATCGTTGATCGACAGGATGAACTTCCCGTTGATCTTTGAGAGCTGTTCACTGAGTGCCCCGAAGTCCTCCCTGCTGAAGATGTTCTTGCCGTAGTAGTCCTCGCAGCCGTAGTACGGCGGGTCGAGGTAGAACAGTGTGTGCGGACGGTCATATCGGTCGATGAAATCCGAGTACGGCAACCATTCGACAAGCACCCGCTGAAGCCGCAGGTGCGCCTCCGAAAGCTCCTCCTCGATCCGCATCAAGTTAAGCCTGGGCCGTCCCGTCGTTGACGTGCCAAACGTCGGGCGATGGATGCGAGCCCCGTGGCTGGTCTTGATCAGATAGTAAAACCGAACAGCGCGCTGGATGTCCGTCAAGGTCTCCGGGGCGCTGTCGCGGAAGCGCTCGAATTCATCCCTGGCTATCAACACCCACCGAAAGTAGCGGATGAACTCGTCGAGGTGAAGTTTGACCACCCGATAGAGCGTAACCAGCTCGACATTGATGTCATTGATGACTTCCGCATGGGATGGCTCTTTTTTGAACAGCATCCATGCCCCGCCGGCAAACACTTCGCAGTAGCATTGATGCTCGCCCAGCAGGGGGATGATGCGGTCGGCCAGGCGAGATTTCCCGCCGATCCATGAGATGAAGCTTTTTTGGTGAATATTCACAATGTGCAAGCCCGTTGGAAAACGATAAGCTTCCCTTGCCGCGTCGACGTGGCGGGGAGACTTGGTCTAGGCTCGCAGGGTTGTTCTGCGGGTTTGGGTGGCCTGGCCGTGCTTCTAACACGTCCAGGTCGCTCCCTTCTTTCAGATGATAGCCGGTGCGCTTCCAAGGGATGGCACGGCGGGGGAAGGCTGCAAAAGTTTATGCGTCTTTCAGCGCTTGCAGCTTGGCTCTTGCTTGGTTGAGCGAATTCAAAATAGTAGGATCGCTGGGCTTAAACGCCAACATCTTTTCCCAGCCTGAGACTGCCTCCTCTTGCTTGCGGATCGCCGCGAGTTTTGGATCGACAGCCGCTTGCGCAGCCCCAAACGATTGGGTTGGCGCTTCTTCCTCATAGGCCTCCCAGCGCCGTTCATTCAGCCAGCCCTGGAACCATTTGCGACTGGCCCCGCTTTGCGACTCCCGCCACTTCCGGGCATCCGCCTCCGCCCCGCGCAAAATATGGGCAGCCAGCTCGGCATCCACTTTCAGCTCGGCCCAAACCCTGGCGCTCACATTCCGGTCTGCGACCTTGAATTCCCGCGGGACTTTGTTGAACGCCTTCCACGCGGCCATGAACCATGCCCGCTGATGGGGCTCCAACGCGGCTACGTAGTCCACGCTCTTGCGCATCTTCGACTCGCCCTTGTCGCGGGTAATGCCTAGGCGGCACAGTTCAGCCCATGCGGCGAGGGCGAATTCGACCAGCTCACTGATAGGCCGCTTCTCATGAGCCAGCCGGATCACCATCTGCAAAACGAAATCCTCCCGCCTCACAGCAGCTCCTTTTCTTCGGTGATAAAAGCCAACAGGCTGGGATAGTCCACCCGTATCCGGGAGCGTGGGTAAATGGCTGTGATCTCGCCCGAGGCGACCATCCGGTAGACCGAGGTCAGGGAGGTTCCGACCAATACGGCCACCTCGCGCGGCGCGTAGCTGCTCCGCACGGGCAATCCGGCCACATCCAACATCTTCTTGAACCGTTCCTCAGCCTCCTCCAATTCGGCAGGCGTCAATGTCCGGTCAGTGGCCATGGCCGTGCCTCTTCAAGCCCTTCAGCCCTTCGATGGCATTGCGCGCCTGCTCCTTGGTGACTATCTTGTCCAGCCCTAGGTTTTTCTTCAGCCAGGCTTCATAGGAGCCCTGCTCATGCCAACGGATTTCCTGAACCAAATGGCCGATCAGAATGGTTTGCGGCGGCGTGGCCAAGGCCACCACGTTGCCCTGGCTAGTGACGGCTTTCGCCTTCGGCTTCGAGGGCGCCGGGGCGGCCGCAGGCGCGGCCCCGGACTTTTGCATCATCTCGCTGATGACCTGGCTGGCTTGCCGCCGGGTCAGCTCACTAGAATGCTCGACGCCGTTGCCATGGCGGACAATCAGCATCCGATAGGCGTCGTCGTCCATGCCCATCGACCGTTTCAGACCGTGGAGGGTCTGGAGTTGCGGCTTGGTGGCCGGCAGGTGCGCTGTGCCTTTCCAATTGGGCGGGAAAGTTTTCTTCTTGACGGGTTTTTTCATGGCCGCGCCCTACCCGTTGGCTACTTTTTGAGCGGGCTCTTCCGCCGGTTCTCCGCCCTTGGCGCGCTTGGCCAGCATCGCCTGAATCCGGGCTTTCGCATCCAAATCTTCGCGCTCGCCCGTCATGATCCGCAGCGCCTGGCTGGGCGATTTGCCGATGGCCTTGCCAATGTCCGACAGCGGCACATTCAACTTTTTCGCCATTTCCGCCAGCCCCGCGCCGGTCGCCTCGAACACGTCGGACAGTTCGACGATCTTGCGGCCCTCGGCCAGTGCCTGGTCCATCGCCGCGATCAACGCCTCTTGCAAATCCAAGTAGTTCCGCGCCGCCGGCGTGGCCGCGATGGCGGCGACGGCCTCCTCCGTCCAGACGCTGCCCACGGTGCCTTGGATGTAGGCCGCGGCCTCCGCTTCGGACAGGCCGGCCATCCTGATCCGCCCGTCCTTGGCCCGCTTGCCGACTTCTTCCATGGTCGGGTGGGTGGTCGGGTCTTTCTGGCCGACCAGGATGATCGACAGCAGCGGCCCGCGCCCCAGCCATTTCAACTCCATCAACGATTTCAGCGCGCGGATCGTCGAATGGTGCAGACGGTGGGCCTCTTCCAGTTTCAACACCACCGGGCCTTTGCCCGCCGCCTCGCCGAGGATGGGGCGGATTTGGCGAATCCGCGCCTCCGCCGTGGCCTTGAGCGATTCGTTGGACAGGTCGTAGATGATCGAATCGACGATGGCATTGATGCGCATGCGCTCGCGGTCGAGGGTCAACGGCTCAATGAGCTGGATTTGCGGCTTGGCGGACTTGCCTTTGGCCTGTTCGGCGAGTTCGGTCTGCAAGCTGGCGATAGCCGCGGCGACCGCGCTGGACTTGCCCGCGCCGCGCGGGCCGGTGACGACGGCATAGTTGTTGTTCTGGATGGCTCCTTTGACGTTGACCGCCACATTGCCCTGGTCAACGGTGTCCAGGGTGCGGGCGAAGACGTTTTGCGGGAGGCCGAAGTGGTGAAGGGTGAGGTAGGACATGGTTTTTCTCTTGGTCATTTTAATTAGGAGTCGCGCGAAAGGGACATTCCCACTCGCATTCTTCGGAGCCTGCCTTGGCGCAATAAGGCATCAATTTTCCATTGTTCCAGCGGCCACACTCATCGCCTATATGGCATTCACAGTCATAAGGATTGAGGCCGCAGTCCGGGCAAAGGTCATCATCTTCTTCATGGTCATTCATGATGGTGGCTCCTATTGGTTTCCGGCCCGCATCGCCTGACGAAGGTCAAGCGCCAAAGTGCGGACGTACTCTTTGTTCAAGCCGTTGTCTTGGATCAGCTCGACGGCGGTGTCGAATTCCTCCGGGTAGTCGGCGGCGAAGGTCGGCATCCCGTGCCATTCCATGAATGCCCGCAGCGCCTCGCCGAGCGTGTTGTACTTGCCCGCTTCCAGCGGGTTGGGCAGGTGGGCGGGTTCGGCGGTGCGCGGTGGGAAGGCCAGCACGTTCGGCGCGGCCTCGGAGGCGTAGGGCGAGGCCACCGACAATTCCGCGCCGATCTCCTTGGCCTCTTGGACGATGGACTTGGGGAATGCGCGGTACTCGCCCAGCTTGCGCGGCTGGAATGGCGTGGTCTGGAAGCGCTTGCCGGTCTCGATGTCCTCCACCACGACTTTGCCCGGCTCTTCCAGACTGCGGCGGGCCATGACCCAACGGGAATGGATGCCGTCCGCGACCTCGTAGAACTGGTTGTCCCAGGTGAACACGCCATCGCGGCCCACGCGCCGGCGCACTTCGGTCGCCATGGTCTCGATGGCGTTCTCCGGCAGGCGGCGGATCGGGTTGTCCGCCCGGGCGCGTTCGCTGGCCGACAATTGCCAGGCTTGCAGCTTGGTCTTGGTCGGATTCCACCTCGCCTTGTAGCTGTTCAGCCGGGCGCGGTGCGCGGCGCAGCGGGCGTTGAGTTCGGAGAGGGTGATTTCGCCTTTTTCGGCCGGGGTCAAAGCCCGCTCCGCCTCGCCTTCGCCCGCCGCCGGGGGGGCGTTGAGCAACGCCATATAAAAGGTGCGCTCAAAGCTCCAACGGCTGCGGTGAGTGCGTTCGACGCCGCCCATGCGCTCCTTCTCGTAGGGGCGGCCTTTGTTGATCTCGACACCGAGGCGGGTGATGAGGTCGACGCTGGCCCCCAGTTTGGCAATCGGGCCTTGGTCGGCCCAGAACTGCTCAGGCAAGCCTTGCACCGGATCGCGGGAATCGTTCTTTGGTTCACAGAACTGGATGAACGCGGCCATCGCGTCATAGCCGTTTTCCCCTTTGGCGGCGGTGTAAGTGGCCCACTGGTAGCCGCTGAAAATCTCCCAAAACGAATAGACGATGACCCGCAGCCGCTCCTTGCCAACCGGCTTATTCTTGTAGTCGGCATGGGGGCGCTTGTTCAAACGGAGCAAGTAGTCGCCGTCCTCCAGCTCCTTCACCACGCTGAAATACCCAGAGGTGGAGGCGTCGAACAACACCGCCTGGTGGGCGTAGTCCGCCGCCAGCCGGTTGACCTTGCCTTGGGTGTCGCGGAACCCCATTTCGCGGGCGATGCGGTGGAATGTATTGATGTTCACCTTCAGCGCCTCAGGGGGGACTAATCCGGCCTGCACGGCGGCGGGGAGGGCGTCGACCATCGCGACGGGCTTGCCGTCGCGGGTCTTCAGCGCCAGCGCCATCACCATCGCCACCCATTCCCGATACTCGGGCTTTTCCGCCTCCGACTTGCGCAGGGTGCGCTCGGACAGTCCGGCGGTAGAAAATTGCCGGTAGAGTTTGGCGACCGAGATTTTGTGCAAGTCCGCCATTTTTTTTGCCTGCTCGGTCTTGTCGCCATGGCCGAGCGCCTGCAGTTCGTGATACATCTTCGCCAGCAGGCTGGGCCGGATTTTGGTGTGCTTGGCCATGGCCGGGTTCCTAGTGCGTCGTGCTGGCGTCCTGGTCGACCGTGACCATCAGCGGCACATTGACCCCCTCGGCCAGCAGCCCAAATCCCCAAACGTGTTCGCCCTGCTGGTGTAGTTTCATGATGATGGGCTCGTAGCCGCGTTCCAGCGCCAGCCGGATCGCGTCGGCAAACTCCATGCCGTCGATCTCGGCGCAGAACTGGGCAACCACAAGCGGAACCTGGTAGTCGGGAAATGTAGTCGGCAGGCCGAATCCGATGATTTTCATGGCTAGTCCTCCTGCTCCGGGTATTTCCAGGTTTTCTTGTTCTCCCAGCGCCGTTGCGCGGTCTCGACCGCTGAGAAGGCGCGGAACACATGGGCGTCGACCTGTATTTCCAGATTGGCCGGCGGCTCCTGGTTCAGCGGGATCACTTGCAGAAACGTGTCCATCTGCGCGCGCAGATCGTCGGCCAACTGGCCGAGCAGCTTGGCGTGGTCGCGGGCCTTGTTCCAGGCGGGCTCCTCCAGCAGCGACTGCAAATGGTCGCGCTCTTGCACCAGCGCGTCGCGTTCCTTCACCAGCCCCTTGGTCTCCTCGGCCACCACGGCGTCGACGCGGGCAGTGGCCTTCTCCAACTGCGCCTGCAATTCGGCTTTTTCGCGGGCGTGCTTGGCAGCGAGGTCGTCAATCAGGTCGATAATCGCCGACTTATCACCGACATCCACCTCGATATTGCCCAACACCAAGGCGCGGTCGTTTTCCGGCAGCTTGCGCAGCTTCTGGATGTCGCGCTGGCCCAGCTTCATCGCCCGAGCCGTTTCCAGGAACTCACCGCCCAACACGTCCAAGGCCAGCAAGTCCTCGTCGACTTTTTGCCGGGTGTAGCCGGTCGCTGTGCATAAATCCTCCCAGGTTTTGCAATTGATGACTTCGCCAGCAGCATTTATCAGCGACATGCCTTTGTAGGTCTTTTGCTCCTTGATCTCGGCGAGGATCTTCAGCGTGGCGATCCAGCCCACCTTGCGCTGGAAATCGAAAGCGCGTACCTGGCCGACTTGCTCGGAAAACCGCACCTGGGCCTGCTGGCGGGCATCGACCAGGCGCTCCAGGTTGGCCGGGTCGAGCGCGGCGGGCAGGCTGGATTGGGCGGAAAATCCAACCGGCTGGCCGGCCAGCCGCTTTTTCCGCGCCTGCTCCATCGTCAAATCGCCCTCGATGTCGAGGATTTGGTCGTCGTTCGGGTCACGCATGGGGATTCTCCAAATAGGCGCGGCCCACTTCGATCAGTTGCAAGCGCAAGCGGTCGCTCAGTTTCGTCAGGTCGGGGGACAACAGGTAGCCGCCGCCCAGCTTCACCACCCAGCCGCACTTTTCCAGGTTCCAGAGGGTGCGGAACACGGTGTCGCGGTTGTAGTCCGGTTGCAGCGCGGCGACCAGGTCGGCCAGGGTCTGCGGGATCAGCAGCGAACGCGACAGCGCGTCGACGCAGGCGGCCATGCACTGCTGGGAGCTGTTCAGATAGCTGGCTTCCACCCGCTTTGATTCCAATGATTTAGGATCGGCGCTCATGACGGGTCGACTTCCAGCGGTTTGACGTGGAACTCCTCTTTGCCGGCCACCAGGTTGAGTCCGGCGATGCCGTGGATCAGCACCAGCAAGCCTGGTTTGGCGGGTGTGCTGCCCTCTTCCGCGATAGGGTTTTTCTCGGCCAGCATCGCCTCCTTGTTGATCTCTTCCTTAATGCGGATGAACCGGCCCAGCCCGCGCTGTTTCAACATGTCCAGCACGGTCGCCAGATTCTCCGGCTTGGCCGGGGCGGTGATCTTGTCGGGGGCTTTGCGCCACTCGACTCTGCCTGTCGTCAATTGGATATATTTGACGCCGTTGTCGTCGGCCAGGCCGACGCGGTTGGCCTCGCACCAGGTCTGGATGGCGAGGTGGCGCACTTTCAGCGAGTCGTCGTACTCGGCCAGCTCGGCCTCGTAGGCTTGGGAGACCGCGCGGATCTTCTCGTTCATCTCGTCCAGCACGCGTTGGCGGTCGGACTGCACTCGGCCATAGTCGGCGACGGCGACCGCGCACTCCTCGCGATTCTGTGGAGCCGGGGGGCCGGCCGGGGTCTTGATCTTCTTTTTGTCTTTCTTTGCCATGGTGGCGATCCTCTAAAGGTGGCCGGGCGGCGGTCGCCGCCCGGTAGTTCATTCAAAACGTTCGCGGCCCGGATGGAAGCCGCCCTGGCGCAGGGCGCCGGGGCCGCTGACGGCCTGGCCCTGCCGGGCCTCGGCCAGGGCGCGTCCAGCCGAGGCCGGGTTGCGCGGCGGGCAGGCGGCAACGCCCGCCGGGGTGATCGCATGCAGCGTCTGCCGGGGGCTGGCCGCGCGGGTCAGCAGCCCTTGCTGCTCCAGGCGATCCAGCACTTTGCGGTGCAGGCCGTAGCGGGCCTTGATCTGTTCGGACGTGCAAGCGCCCGCCCGCAGCATCCGCAACACCTGGGCGGCGTAGTCGGGATTCTTGCGCTTGCCCGAGCCCATGTCGGCCTCAGTTGAAATGGCGCGGGTGCCGCGCCGGGTTGAACTCCCAGCCGAGGCGGACGCCGTCCACCGCCGCCTCGTAGCGCTCCACGCGGCCATCGCCGCGCCCGAGGATGCGCGTCAGCTTGCCGGGCAGGCTCCAGGCGAAGAAGCCATACTCGATCACGATCAACGGCGCGTTGCCCTTCGCGTGGTGGACGGCCAACACGCGGATGTGGGGGTAGTGGTTGAGGATCGCCAGCACGCGGGCCAGCGCGGCGACCTGCGCGTCCCGTGCCGGTGTGGTATGCTGTCGGCGCAGATATTTCCCGAGTTGAAGGGCGGGGACTGTGGTTTTGGGCTGTCCTGTTGACACGGGACGGCCCTTTTTATGCTCGCTCGGTTTCATCGGCTTAATCCTCCAGGCCGTTGCCGGCGCAATTGGCGCAGGCCATGTTGGGGTTGTCGTGGCACACCGGGCAGCGCTCGCCGAAGGATTTCGGCACCCACAGGCTAGTGGGATACGGCGTCGGCGCGGGCGCGGCAGGCCCGCAAAACCGCAGCGCCTGGGCCAGCCAGAGCGCCTTGAGGTGCGCCCACAGCCCCCTCGGCGGCGGCGTCGGTTCGCCCTGGCGCAGCTTGAGGATGGCGGTTTGGCGCTTGTCCCTGGCCTGGAACACCGTCAGCGCGCGGGCGGACTTGGGCGCGGGCAGCGGAAACAGGGCGTTGAGCAGTTTGCGTTGGCGGATCGAACGGCACATGGCACACCTCAGTTCAAATGGTTGGGTTGGATAGGCAGGATCGGCAGCGGGGCGCGGCCCGCCATTTCGCAGTCGCGGAAATAGGCCAGCATCATCATCGCCAGGGCGCGGGCCGGCGTGATCTCAAACGGCTGGCCCTCGGGCACGCCGAAATTGACATGCGCCTCCACGCTGCCGTCCGGCTGTTCAGTCAAGGTAATGGTCGTCGGGCTCATGGCTGTCTCCGCAGGCTGGATTTGCGCTTGATTTTAGGAAACGGCAGGCCATCGCCTGGCATCCACAGCGGCTGCGGCTTGCCAGCCGACACCGGGTTGAATTTTCGGCTTCGCTTCGTTCGTTTTTTCATTTCTGGATTCCTTTTAGTGGATGTGGGCGGCGTTCAGCGCCAGCTTGCGCAGGAAGCGCACCTTGGCGAGGTGGTGGCCGACCTTGGCGCGGGTGCGCTTCCAGCGGCTGCCGGGCTTGGGGTTCCAGCCGTGGCCCTTGCCCGCATCGCCCAGGTTGAGGGCGCGGCGCAGGGCTCGGGCGGCCTTGTCGGCATGGCGGACTTGCGCCAGGCCGGATTGGTAGTTGTCGCGGGGGTCTTGCATGGGAGTTGCCTCTTGAAGGTGAGGGTTGAAAAACTAGTGGTCGTCTTTGCGCCGCCGGGGCGTGGCGTCGGAGCCTTCCAGCGCCACGCCCGCCGCCTGGCACACATGCCGCACCAGCGATTCGGCGGCTTGGCCCTTGGCCTTGCCCAGCAGCGCCTGCTCGACAAACTGGCGGGTATAGCCGCAGTCCTTGCTCCAGGCATTGAGCGAGGTCTCCCGCATCACTAGCCTGGAGCGCACTAACTGGTAAAGCTCCTTCCCCACGTCCATCAGGCTACTCCAGCGCGATCTCGATGCCGTCGCCGACCACCTGGGCCAGGGTCAGGGCGAAGGTCGTGCGGTTCGTGTCATACAGCGGGTGCTGGAAGGCGTTCTCCAGCGTGAAGGTCACATCCTCCCAGTCCTCTGCGCCCGCCGTCGCCTCGTTGAGGAGCTGCACGGCTTGCTTGAAGCGGGTCAGGCCCAAGGCCAAGCGCGGGGTGGAGGGTGGCTCGACGGCCTGCTTTCTTTTCAGCGCGTCGAGGGCGGAGGCGAGTTTGGGTTCGTCGCACATGGCGATCTCCTGGTTAAGGGGTAATGGGCGGCGGCTCCGGCCCGTGCTACGCTGGGGTTTCCACACCAACCAACCCGCACAAGAGGAACCGCCATGACTAGAATCAATGAAACCTACGTTTGTCCGTTTTGCCGCCACCGGTTTTCAGTGGCTGTCCCGGAAATTCCCGGTGAGACGGAGTTGCTGCGCGATCCTGAGGCCGTCATGCCGATTGGCATGGGTTTCCAGCATCTCTGCCCGGCCTGCGGGCGGTTTGCCCTGCCGATCAGCCAGGATCGGCTTCCGGCCCGGCTTGACCAAAGGCACTTCCAAGCCTATTCCCGCTGTCCGAATGCCTTTTACTGTGCGGGCTACGGTCAATATGACGCCCAGTGCGAGGCAGGCCGGGTAATGCAGAAATGCACGACGGCCCTGTACCAGGCGGTGTTCCAGCTTCTAGATAGCGCCAACGCAGTTGCGCCGGCTCAAACGGGTCGAAATACAACACCACCCAAGAAAGAGGCGTGACGCCTTCGCAATGGACGTCCTGGCCGTCGAACTGCGTGTAGCCTTGGCGGTCAACCCGGCGGCGCACCGCTTTGCACAGGGTTTGCAGGGCGTTGTCGGGCCAGGGGCGGACGGGGTGTCCCCGCCTGGCCCGCTCGTCGGCAGATTGTTGCCACGCCCGGCGCTTGGTCAGGGCCGGGTTCCAGCGGGATTTGTGGCCGTTGATCCGGGCCAGGTAGGCGGCATAGCGGGCGTTGAGTTCGGAAAGGGTGATTTCCCCGTTCGCGTCCTGGTTGACCGCCTGCATGAAAAAGCCGCGCTCAAACGCCTGTCGGCTTTGGTAGGGAAATCCCGCGCTGGCCGGAAAGCTCTTGTAGACGCCCACGCCTAGCTCGCCGACGATGTCCTTGAAGCTGCCCAGCTGGGCGATCAGCGCCGTGTCGGCCCATAGCTGGTCGGGAACCCCCTGCGGCAAGCCGTCGATGCCCGGATCGCAGAACTGGGCGAACGCATCCAGGGCGTCGTGGCCGTTCGGGGCTTTGGCGACGGTATAGCCGCCGCCTTGAAAGCCCGAGAACATCTCCCAAAACGAATAGGCGACCAGGCGGTCGCCGTGCCGGGGCGCGGCAGAGCCTTCGCTGGCCAGGGGGCGCTGGACGAGCTTCAGCAGGAAGTCGTCGCCGAGTTCGCGCACCACGTTGAAATAACCGGACACGGCGGCGTCGAGCAGCACGGCCTGGTGGGCGTAGTCGAGTGTCAGGCGGTTGGGCCGGGGTTCCGGCTGGCCGGGGTTGGGGCGGTTGCGGGGGTGGCGGTGCTTGGCCATGGTCGTGTCTCCGTTGAAGGGTGGGTAATATTCACGCTTGCGCTTGACGCCGGTTTTATTGCAAGATGCAAGTTGGCGTGATTGAATTATGTGAACATTCGTTCACACAGTCAATAGGCGAAACGCACTTTTTTGAGAATATTTGTGACCCTTGGCGAAAGACTGAAAGCAGAAAGGGAACGATTGGGCCTAAACCAGACTGATTTTGCTGGGAAAGGCAATGTAACCAGACGTTCTCAATCACATTATGAATCGGGCGAGCGTTCGCCTGACGCCGAGTATTTGGTTGCGATTTCTAGGGCTGGGGTTGATGTGCAGTACATCCTGACCGGCCAGCGCTCGGCAGGCGGGGCGGAAAAGCCCGCCCAGGCCGCGCCCGTGGCGGAAAAGGCGGAGGGGTATGAGGTTGACCGGCCCGCCGTGGATTCGGAGGCGCTGGCCGGGGTGATCGAAGGCGTGGAGAAGGCGCTGGCGAGCCGCCGGCTGCTGCTCGCACCGGACAAGAAGGCGCAGGTGGTCGTGGCGCTGTACGACTATTTCAAGGCCACCGGCAAGCCCAGCCCCGCCGCCGTGGAGCGCTATTTGAAGCTGGCCAGCTAGAGGATGATGAAACGCAACCCCGCCCAATTGGCGCAGGCCCAGGTGGACGCCGCGCTGCTGCATGTCCAGGCGATGCCGCAGGCGCAGGCCGGCCTCTCCATCACCGCCCACACCGTGGTCATCGGCAACCACGTCCATGTCGGCACGATCGCCGAGGCGGAAACGATTTCCGAAGCGCAGTCCCGGCTGCTAAAATCCCTGGTGTACCGCATCGGCCAGGCCGAGCGCTTGAAGCACGCCGCCTACTGCGACGCGCGGACGTGGACGAAGGCCAACGGCCTGGTCGGCGCAGACCACCACCGCGACATCGCCAAGCGCGACTTCGACCGGGTGAAAGCCTACCTGGAAGGCTGGCTGCGGCGGCTGGACGGGGCTTGAGTTTGAAAAAGCGCAAACGGTGCGCGCTTTTTTCAGAGGCGGATTATACAAAATCAATAACTTGCATAAAAAAAACTGCAAAAAATTTGCGCTTTTGGGCTGACGGACATAATTGGGGGGGGGGATGAGAAAGCTTGCACTGATCGCGCTGGCGGCACTCGCCAGCGGCTGCGTGACGATGAACGAGTCCATGCTGCGGGTGCCGCCCGTGCAGCCGTTGTCGAAGGCCGTCGTCGTCGAGACCCGCGTCGGCGAGTTCACCCAGTCGCGCAACGGCGAGGGCAAAAACGACGGCGTGTTTGGCAACACCAGCCTGGCAAACCAGGTCAACACCCTGCTAATGGGCCGCTGGAAATCCAAGGACATCGTGGCGCAATACGGCGCGCCGGGTGATCTGAAGATGCCGCCCGACTATACTTTCACGCTGTCGGGAAACCGCAACGAGGACAGTTCGATACTGGGCGCGATGGTGAGCGGATTCACCTTGATGCTGCTGCCCAGCACGACGACGCTGATTTACGACCTGAAGGCCGACCTGGCCGACAACCGCACCGGCAAGCACTACCAGGCCCAAGCCAAGAATGGCGTCACCACGGTCATGGAGATTTTGTTTCTGCCAGCCGTGCCGTTTTCGTGGCTGGGCTCGCATCATGCCTTCAATGATTTGGCGGATGTGCTATATGAGCAGTTCCGCGCCCAGGGCGCATTCCCAGCCGCCCATTAAGACGAAGCCGTCCGCATCCACCGCGACGGCAACCCGCTGGACATCCGCTGTGAAAACCCCACGCAAACAGGCTCGGCGCAATACGCCCCCGAGTTCCGTGGTGCCTACCTCGCCATCGACCTGATGATTGATTTGTGCCTGGTGTCCTGCCTGATCGACGGCGGCAATAATTCTTGGTATGAGTACCCCGCCTTTGTGCCGGTGAAGATGGCGAACAATCCTTAATCCAACCCTCTCCCCCAGCCCCTCCCCCCCACGGGGGAGGGGAGCAAGAGCCCGCCCCAAGCCCCGCCCCGCCGGGGCTTTTTTGCGCCCGTTTTTTCCCACGCCTCCCCGTGCGCCAGCCTGCTGGCGCGGGGGCTGGTAGGCTATGCGCAAGTGGCGCGCCGCGCCGCGCAACGGAGACCCGCTTTATGATTCCGCGTACCTTGGGCATCCTCGCCGCCGCCTGCCTGCTGGCGGCCTGCGGCCAGCCCGCCGAGACGCCCGCCCTCGCCGAGCCGGTTGAAAACCGGGGCTACGCGCCCTGCCTGGCCGAGCCGGTGGCGGACTGATGGAGGAGCCGCTGCTGAAAGCCCTCGCCCAGGCCGGGCCGACCTTTGCTCTGCTGGGCTACGTGGTCTGGCAGCTCGTCGCGATGTTGCGGATGATGGTCGAACGCAACACCGCGATGGCCGAGCAGCTCGTCACGTCAAACCTCGACCTCACCAAGACCCTGCGCGAGTTGGAGCAGGGCCGCGCCGAACAGCAGCAGGCCCACGCCGAGCAGACCCTGCTCATCAAAATGACCCTCGACGAGATTTCAAAACACCATGGTTAACGAGCTGATTGAGACCCGCATCAAGCGCTGCCGGGGCATCATGCTCCAGGTGCTGGGCGCGGAAAAGAAGATTGCCGGCCACCGCCCCGCCGCGCCGGTCGACCTGCTGGTGATCCAGTCGATCCTGACCCGATTCGGCATCCACAAGTCGATGGATCATATGATCGACCAGGCCGAGTATCTGGAAGGCCGCAAATACATCAAGATCAATAATGTCGCCATGGTAGGCGTCTCGGCCACGCTGCTGGAAATCACCGAGCGTGGCATCAGCCTGTTGGACGGCCTGGTGTCCGACGACACCATCATGATCGGCTGATGGCCCGCCTCGTCCACCCCCCCGAAAAGCGCGAGCTGGCGTTCCGGGTCTGGCGCGAATGCGGCCAGTCGGCGACGGCGACGGTGCGCAAATTGGCGCAGGAGTACGCCTGGCCGAACCTGACCCGGCAAACCTTGCTCGATTGGATCAGCCAGCACGACTGGAATGCGCGCGCGGCGCGGTTGCAGGCCGAGGAGGAGCGGTCCGAGATTGCCAAATTGATGGGACGGGAGAAGATCCTCTCTGACCTAACTACGCGCAAGGGCAGCTACGAGCGCTATCTGGAAAAGATCGAAGGCGCTGGCAGCGTGGACAATGCCGCGACCACGGCCTATGCCAATCTGTGCAAGACCATCATGCAGTTGCAGGACAAGATCGAAAGCGGCGCGGGCCTTTCCAAGCTGGACTTGGCGAAGGACATGCTGCGGCAGCAGTTCATCTTTGTGCGCGAAGCTTACCCCGACCATATCTCCGCCTTCCTGGAAGTGATGGAGCCGTTTGCGGAGCGGCTGGTGGATTTGTATGGCAGCTAGGAAGCCCGACAAGAAAGGATTCCTGAAAGATGTCTCCGAAGATAGGAAGTCATTTCAGAAGCTGATCGAAGCGGAGGTTGACGGATTTGCCGTCTCTGAGGAAGCCAAAGCCGAGCGCCTGGCCCAGGCTTCGCAGCAGACCCGCGCAGGCTTTGAGTTCTTCGCCCGCACCTATTTCCCCCACTACATCAAGCTGCCGAACAGCAAGTTGCACGACGCGCTGTATGAGCGCCTGCCCGCGATCCTGCGCAACCCCAAGGGCCAGTCAGACGCCATCGCCGCGCCGCGTGGCGAGGCCAAATCCACCATCGTTTCGCAAATCTTCGTGATCTGGTGCGTGGTCAAAGGCTGGAAGCACTACCCCTGCATCATCATGGACGCCTTCGACCAGGCCGCTGTGATGTTGGAGGCGATCAAGGCGGAGCTGGAATTCAACCAGCGCCTCATCATGGACTTTCCCAAGGCGACGGGCGTGGGCCGGGTGTGGCAGTCGGCGGTGATCGTCACCCGCAACAACGTCAAGGTGGAGGCGTTCGGCAGCGGCAAGAAGATTCGCGGCCGCCGGCATGGGCCGCACCGGCCCGACCTGGTCGTGCTGGACGATATCGAGAACGACGAGAACGTCGGCAACCCGGCCCAGCGCGACAAGCTGGAAAGCTGGCTGGACAAGGGCGTGATGAAGCTGGGCGGCGCGGCGGACAAGTTCGACGTGATCTTCATCGGCACCGTGCTGCACTACGACTCCGTGCTGGCGCGCAAGCTGAAAAATCCGTTCTGGCGGCGGCGCAGCTTCAAGGCCATCCTGCGCTGGCCGGACAACATGAGCCTGTGGGATGAATGGGAGGAAATCGTCCGCAACGATGACTTCCCCTTGGTCCAGGAGGCTGAAGACGCGGGCGAGGAGATCGCCGACGAGGACTTGCCCTCCTACCAGTTTTATCTGGCGCACCGCGACGAGATGGACGCGGGCGCGGAGGTATCCTGGCCGGAAGGCCGTCCGCTGTTCAAGCTGATGTGGCTGCGGGCGCGGGACGGCCATTCGTCGTTCGACTCGGAGTATCAAAACGACCCGTTGAGCGCGGAAGACGCGCCGTTCGCGAGCTGCCTGACCTTTTGGGTGAACAAGCTGGCGGATTGGATCATGTATGGATCGTGCGACCCGTCGATGGGCAAGACCGCCGCCCGTAATGATCCGTCCGCGATCCTGGTAGGCGGCTATAACCGCGCTACCGGCATTCTCGACGTGGTCGAGGCGCAGATCAAGAAGCGCAAGCCCGACCGGATCATCTCCGACATCGTCGAGTTCCAGCGCGAATACCACTGCCTGATGTGGGCGGTGGAGATCATCCAGTTCCAGGAGTTCCTGAAGGACGAACTGGTCAAGCGCTCGGCGATTTTAGGGGTTCCCGTGCCCGCCAAAGGCATCGTCTCGCGTGGCGACAAGGATTTGCGCATCGAATCCTTGCAGCCGCATTGCGCCAACGGCCTGATCCGCGTCCATCCGCGCCTGGTGACATTGATTGACCAGCTTACCCACTGGCCTAAAGCCGACCATGACGACGGCCCGGACGGGCTGGAAATGCTGTGGTCTCTGGCGGTCAGCGGCCAAAAACGAACTTACCGATCCTTACGCATGAAAGGGCTTTGAGATGAATACCAACCAAGCTGGAATCGATCTGATTAAAGAATTCGAGGGCGTCCAGTTGAAAGCCTATCGGTGTCCGGCCAATGTCTTGACCATTGGCTACGGCCATACTGGCGCGGACGTGAAAGCGGGCATGACGATCAGCGCCGAGCGCGCCGAAGAGTTGCTGCGGCAAGACCTAGCCTCGCTTGAAGAGACCCTATCGAAATGCCTGGGCGGCGTCGATACCAGCCCCAATCAATTTTCCGCCATGGTCGCGTTGGCCTACAACATCGGCGCAGGCGCGTTCAAATCGTCCTCGGTGCTGCGGTTCCATCGCGGTAAGTCGCTGTCCGGATTGACGCGACGCCGCCAGGCGGAAAGCGCTCTCTATCTGAGGGGCTGAAATGGCCACCAACAAAACCGTCGACCGCTACAGCGACAGCTTTTTGCTGGACTGCTACATGGGCCGGGGCGGCTATTTGACCGGACGCTATCTGGTGCCGCACAAGCGCGAATCGCTGGACGACCTGGAAGAGCGAGCCGCGATCAGCGTCTATCCGAATTACGTGCGGGACGTGGTGGACACCTATTCCGGGTATCTGTGGAAACGCCAGCCCGCCCGCGAATCCGGCGACGGCTATGCCGCGTTCACGCTCAACGCGGACGGGGCCGGGCATTCGCTGGATTACGTGCTGCAAACCGATCAGCTCATCGCCATGGTGCTGGGCAGCGTGTGGCTGATCGTCGACCGCGCCCCGGTGATTCCGCAGACCCGCGCCCAGCAGCCCGCGCCGTATCTGGCGATGCGGCTGCCCGGCCAGGTGGCCCGCTACAAGCTGGACTCCAACGGCCAGTTGGAGTCGATCACTTTCCGCGAAGTGGCGGATGGGGCCGAGACCACGCCATCGTTCGGGCTGGGGATGCTGCAATCGCTGGCCTCGCTGGTCGGCCTCGGCGCGATGCGCTACCGCACCTTCACCCGCACCGGCTGGAAAATCAGCCTGGACGAGGCGGGTTATCTGGTCACCGCGCAAGGCGAGCATAAGCTGGGCCGGGTGCCGGTGGTGCGGTTGAACTCGACCGTGCCATTGTTGCCGGGACAGCTCCGCGCCGACCCGTGGGCGTTCGGCATCTCGCAGCTAAATTGGAGTTTGTACAACCTGGAGAGCGAGAAACGCACGCTGTTCCGCAAGCAGACATTCTCGATTTTGACGATTCCAATCGTGGACGGCGACGAGGCCGAGAAACTGAAAGATTTGACGCTCGGCACCGACAACGCGCTGACCTACAATCCAACCGGCGGCGGCAAGCCGGGCTACATCGCCCCGCCTGCCGATCCGATTGACCAGTATCAGAAGGAGGTCGATGCGACGATCACCGGCATCTATAAAGCGGCCAACCTGGAATTCATCGCCGGGGTGCATGCGTCCGCCGTCGCCATGTCGTTCCAGTTCCAGAAGGCGAATTCCTCCATGGGCCTGGTCGCGGCGCAGTGCGAAGCCGCCGAGCGCGAGATCGCGCAGATCGTCGCCGCCTGGGAGGGCGAGCAGACGGGCACCATTAGCTACCCCAGAGATTTCAATCTGACCGACCTGTCGACCGATTTGCAAACCGCGCTGACCGCCACGACGCTGAAAATATCGCCGACATTCGAGAAGGAATTGAAGAAGCGCACAGCCCGGCAGGTGCTGGGGCATGGCGTGCCGGCGGCGACGATGGGCATCATCGACAGCGAGATTGACCAGGCCACCGACCCGTATGGCGACCGCATGCAGCAGCAGGCGGGAGGCGCGTGAAGTGGCCGATTATGAGCAGCTCCACAAGCGCCTCGCCCAGGCCATTCTGAAAGAAGACGCTCGGCTAGACCAGGGCAGCGCGTCCTTCGTTGCCCGTTTCTTGCGCTCTCTTGACCTCCAGTCCGACACTATTCCGCCCGACGCCCAGGCCGAGCTGACGGCCTGGCTGACCTCTATGTCAAGCGCCATCCGCACGGCTATCCATTCGGCCATCGCCATCGGCGCCGGGGCCGGGTCTATGACTGACCAGGCCATGGCCGACCTGGCGGCTGAGGTCTATTCCCGGCGCTGGCCCAACGGCATCAACCTGTCACAGCGGCTGTGGAGCTTTCGCGGCGATGCCAAAAGCGGCATCGAGCTGGCATTGCGTGACGGCGTACGGCAGATGAAAGGCGTGAACGCCGTGCTGTACGACATGCAGCGCACGATTGAAAAGGCCAGCGGCGGGGAGTTGTTCAAGCTGGTGCAGACGTATCGTGAGGACTGGGTGACGGATCTGTCCCGGTCAGCCCTTGAGCTGATCCACGATCCCACCGCGCGCTCGCAGTGGGTACGGACGGTGGGAGACATCCGCCAGCACGTCAATCAACTGGCCGAAGGCGGCACGCGCCATGCCGCCGAGCGGGTGTTGTCGCAGATCGCCAGGGCGGTCAAGGCAGGCAATGAAGACCTGGTGGGCCGGGCGGTGAACTGGTGGATTTACGACCAGCAGCTTTACAACCTCAAACGCATCGCCCGCACCGAGATGGCCAATGCCGGGCACCTGGCCATCATTAAATCGACGATTCAAGATGACAACATCATCGGCTACCAGTGGCGGCTTTCCGGCTCGCATCCGAAGCCCGACATCTGCGATGCCTATGCCTCGGTCGATATGGGCCTGGGCGCGGGCGTGTTCACCAAGGACAGCGTACCCACTGCCAAGGCGCATCCGCATTGCCTGTGCCTGATCATCCCCCGCGTGACGCCCAACACCCGCCGCCAGGGCGAGGTGCCGTTTTCCGACCTGCTGGCGCGCATTCCGCCCGACGTGCGCGACTTCGTTTTCCAGTCTGCTGCTTGAGTGCCATTTCCGCCGTTGCGCAAAAGGCTTCCTGCCACGCAACGGCCATTTCCATGTCCTTGCCGCCCTTGGCTTTTGAGAGCGTCTTAAATCGTCTGACAGGCGGTTGGCTGAAAATTCCCCGCTTGATTGTTTTTCCCCCATAGGCTGGCGCGGCAGCGGCTGGCGCGGGCCGGGTTATGCTGTGGCCGCGTTGAGATTTCCCCTCATTCATTTTCGGAGACTGCCATGCGGCGACTGTACGTTCTTCATTTCCTCGGCCTGATCGGCTATGTGTTCTTTCCATTCCTGCCGCTGTTCGCCGTGACCGAAGGCGAGGGTGGAGCGGCGGGCGCAGCGGGCGCGGCGGGAGGCGGTTCGCCGAGTGGCAATCCTGGCGCGAAAACCGGCGCGGGCGCGGGCCAGGGTGGACAGCCCGGCGCGGCGGCGGTCGATGTGCAGGCGGAGGTTGCGAAGGCGCTGGCCATGCAGCAGAAAGAATGGAATCAGCAGTTCAAGTCGGCGACCGGGCATGAGTCGCTGTCCGCATTCCAGGAGTCGGAGGCACGGCGCAAAGGCGAGACCGACAAGCTGCTCGACCAGCGCACTGCCGATCTTGCCAAGGCCCATTCCGAATTGGATCGGGAGCGCGTCAACACGGCGATCCTGGGCGCGGCCTCCGGCGCGGTCGATCCCTCTGTCGTGCAGCAGCTCCTGGCCGGCCAGGGTAAAGTGGAGAACGGCGTGGTGACGATCAACGGCAAGCCGCCCGCTGAGGCCGTCGCGGCGCTGTTGAAGGATAAGCCGTATCTCGCCAAAGCCAGTGGCGGCCAGGGTTCCGGCGCGGAGCAGCAGGCAGGAGACACTACGAACACCCTCAGTCGCGCCGCGTTCGACCAATTGTCCCCGGCGCAACGGCAAAAGTTTTCGCTGGCCGGCGGCAAGCTCGTCGGTTAAGCGCCGCTCAATTTTTATCTAATCGAGTAGATTGCAATGGCAAATGATTTGAGCGGTTTAATCCCGGATCTCTATTGCGCCGCCGACACGGTGAGCCGCGAGATGGTCGGCTTCATCCCCGCCGTGACACTTGACCCCGATTGCGCCCGCGCGGCTGTGGGCCAGAAAGTGGTGTCTGCCGCCTCCCAAGGCGCGCCAGCCTCTGACATCACGCCGGGCGTCACGCCGCCCGATACCGGCGACCAGTCTTTTGGCAACAAGTCGATCATCATCACCAAGGCGCGGAAAGTGCCGGTGCGCTGGAATGGCGAGCAAACTTTGGGGCTGAACAACAACGGGCCACGCCGCGCCATTCTGCTGCGCGACCAATTCACCCAGGCGATGCGCACCCTGGTCAATGAAATCGAATTGGATCTGGCTCTGCTCTACAAGACCAGCTCCCGCGCCTTTGGCGCGGCGGGCACCACGCCGTTCGCCAGCGATCTGAGCGACCCGGCCAACCTCGTCAAGATCCTCAACGACAATGGCGCGCCGACCGGCGACCGGCAGTTGGTCATCAACACTACCGCCGCCGCGAAGATGCGCTCGCTGGCGCAGCTCAACAAAGCCAATGAGGCGGGCAACGATTCGATGCTGCGGCGCGGGCTATTGCTGGACATCCACGGTTTCATTATTCGCGAGTCGGCGAAGGTGGTCAGCCACACCAAGGGCACTGGCGCCAGCTACCAGACCAACCTGCTGGCCGGGTATGCCGTGGGCGAAACGGCCCTGGCCCTGGACACCGGTACCGGCACGGTTCTGGCGGGCGACGTGGTCACATTCACCGGCGACGCCAATAAATATGTGGTGGCATCCGCCTTGTCGGCGGGTGCGCTGACGATTGGCGCGCCCGGATTGCAGGCCACGCTGGCCGACAATGTGGTGGCGACGGTCGGCAACAGCTATGCCGCGAACCTGGCGTTCTCCAAGTCTGCCATCCACCTTGCCACCCGCGCCCCGGCCCTGCCGGAAGAGGGCGACCAGGCCGTTGATCGGACGATGATCACCGATCCGGTGTCCGGAATCACGTTTGAAGTGAGCATGTATCTGCAATACCGGCAGGTCTACTACGAAGTGGCCATCGCCTGGGGCGTGCAGAACTTCAAGCCCGAACACACCTGCACCTTGCTGGGATAAGTGTCATGGATGAACTCATTGAAATGATTCGCGACGAGCCCGCCCAACCGGGCGGGCCGGTGGAGGCGCAGGTGCATCCCGACGAGGTCGAGAGCTGGGCGGAGCAGGGCTGGCGGATCGCGCCGACGAATACCCAAGAAGGTCATGGACACCCGGTTGGAGAACCGGTGCAGGATGCGCACGTAGAGAACGACGGGGCGGCGCAGGACGCGGCGTCCCAATTATCAACCACTAAGCGAGGCAAAAAAAATGGCCAGTAAAGGCAAAGGCGGCGGGGGGAAACCCTCCCCCAAGCCCCCCAAAAAGTGCTGATCTAATTCTGGATCAGGTCGATAAACGTGCAGGTTAATGTTGTAAAGGACTTCGCCGAGGCCGAAGCCGCGTTGGCCCGGCTGCTGGACGGCCAGACCGAACAGCAGGCGGCTAACGTGGCGGCGGAAGCTTATGTCCAGGACATCCTGGACTGGATCGCCGCGGGCGAGGCGTTCACGCCACGCAACGGCGGGGCGGGACTGGAAGGGGCGATTTCATGGAAGCCAGCGGGCGGCGGGTCATCAATGATCTATGCCAACAAGGACTATGCGGGCTACGTCGAGCAAGGCACGGGCATCCCGGCCGGCCATGAGCCCTGGGTCATTGAGCCAAAGCCGGGGCGCACGGCGTTGAAGATTTCGGGCGGGCCTGGCGGCTACTCAATCCGCCGTAAGGTGGTGCATCCGGGCTCCAAGCCCAAGCCGTACTTTTTCGCCGACCTAGCCACGCGCCAAGCGCATATGGAACAGGCGGTCATCCAATTGATATTAAGAAAATTCGCAGGCGCATGATGGCTTATTACTCGCAACTCTCCGATTACACCGATCCGTCGTTTCGAGTGGCTGAACAGGATCTGCTGGCGGCTGACGTGTTAGTCGACGCGCATTTGGCGGTTAAAGGCATTACCCGCGCAGACATCGCGGCGCTCAACACTGTCACGATTGAGCCGTCGCTTGGGATTGGCAATTTGAGCGGGAACACGTCGTCGTTTAGCCTCGTCCCGCCGTTGTTGACGCAATTGGCGGTCGCTTACGCGTCGGAGGATGTGGCGATGAAAAAGGCTAATACGACCAACACGCTGCTACAGGAAAAGTCGCTGGCCTACGCGGCCCAGGCTAAGCGCATCGAGCAGCGCGTCACCCATGTGTCGTTGGGTCTGGTACCGCCAGGCAGTTCCACACCAGGCACGGGCAGCGGACTGGGTTCGATCATGATTGGGCGGGGCTGACATGCTGATTTCGCCGCTCATCAGCCGATTGAAGGATGAAGTGACGCCGTTTGCCAGGCGAGTGAAATTGGCGCTGTCGATAGAGTTCATCCTATCCGATATGAGCGAGTGGCCCTGCGGCTATGTGGTCATGCCAATGGAAAAGGCTGACCCGAACACGCTGGTCAACGCCGTCTCGCAAAAAGTCACCGGGCGGTTTTCCGTGATCACGGCTGTGAGCGACCAAGATGATCTGGAGGGCGTGGACAATTCGGCAGCGATGGACGCTGTGCGCCTGGCGGTGAACGCGGCCCTGCTCAATTGGGTGCCATCCGAGGGTTGCACGCCGGTCGAATTTGTCGGCGGCGGCCTGGTATATTCAAAGGATGGGCTGTTGCTGTGGAAAGACGATTTTACTACTGAACATTATCTGCGCTCGACGTGATGGCCTGGAGCTGTCGGCAGATGAAGCATTCTAATTTTTTAAGGCATAGACAATGACCAACACTTCAACTCCAGGCGCGGGCGGATCGGTCACTTACGATCCTATCGCGGACGGTTTTACGCCCAATAGCAATGGCGGGTTAAATCCAGGCCATTCTTACGCGTACTATCCGGTCTATCTGCGGGACTCCGACCCGCCCGATGATTTTGGCTGGATCGGCATGGCCGTGCTCAACCGGACCACCGGGAATCTGTTCGGCCCCAAAGCGGGGGGGGCGTGGGGAAGCGGCGTCGCGCTGATGGGAGGTGGCGGTGGCGCGGGCGCGACCGGACCGGCTGGCCCTACTGGCCCGGCTGGAGCGATCGGCCCTACTGGATCGGCTGGTGCGACCGGCGCGACCGGCCCTACTGGCCCGGCTGGAGCGACCGGCTCTACTGGCTCTGCTGGTGCGACCGGCGCGACCGGCCCTACTGGCCCTACTGGCCCGGCTGGAGCGACCGGCTCTACTGGATCGGC